CTAGAGCCTTTAAAGCGTCACGACCCCCGGCGAGATTGAAGCCAGGAGAAAAAGGGGGTTGACCCACCGGCCCGCCTCCTTGGGCTGGGGGTGCCACGCCAGGGCCTCCAGCGAGCGGCACAGGGGCCGGGGGAGGGGGCGTGAGGGTGTTTGCCGCCGCAAGCTGTTGAGGGGTCGCAGCGGGCATCTGAGGGGCTTGTGGAGGGGGCGGCGGCAAGCTCTGCTGTTGGACCGGCGCGGGCGGGGCGACGGGCGTAGGCATTCCCGGCGTACTCGGTACGGGCTGGCCGGTTTCCTCGTTAAGCCCCTCCATGCCGCGCTTCCACCGCGTATCCGACAGTTGGTCCTCGTCAGCGCCGTACTGATCCTGCTGCTGCTTGTTGATGTACCCGCCAGCAACGCCTTGGAGCGCACGAGCGATACCGTCCATGTAGGCGTACTTGCCAGCGGCCACCGGAGACGTGTCCGAGCCGCCGGCGAGTGCCTTTACAGCGAGTTGGGTGCGGGGGTCTTGCTGGTACGCCTTGGCGATCTCGGGGATCACGGGCGGGCGCGTGTACTTCTTACCCAGCCGTCCAGCGCCGCGTTGAGCGAGACCCAGGGCGATTTGGTGATCCAGTAGTTCTTTATCGGTGGGGACGGCCATCAGGCGTACACCTTTCCATAGTCAACCCGCATGATACCGTCGTCGCCGACGAGTACTGCATCGGGGATGATGTTGAGGACTTCTTGCGCCATTACGCCGAAGCGCTGGGCGCTCTCTCCGATGTATTTAAAGGCATAGGTGGCGAGCCCGTTGGCGAGCGTGCCGATGCGGCGAATATGCTCTTTAACGCGCCTGTCCGACTTGACCGCCGCCGCGCCGACCGTACCCAGCGTACCGAATACTTGGCCTAGCGCCGCGCTGCGAGCCGCTTGCTGCTGGGCGTAGCTGTTCTGCGCCGCGTTATAGTTGTTGTTGACGACGCCTTGGTAATCGGGCGACGCCACGCCGACCTGCGACACATTGCTGAATGACGGGGCCGTGGGCGAGTTGCCGTTCAGCAAGACGCTGATGTCGTTAAGGGGTACGTTGCGGAGGTAGGCGGCTTGCTCGATCTGCTGTTGACGGGCCTTGTTGTTGAAGTCGGCTTGCGAGCCAGACTGGTTGAAGTACTGGTTTTGAGCGACGTTGTTGGCCGCGTTAGCCGACTGCTGCTGCTCAAACTCCTGTTGACCGCCTTGGTTATACAGGTCCGCACCTTGGAAGCGCTGGCCGACGTTCTGGCCCTGTACGTCAATACCCTGCTGCTGCGCCGCCATCTTCTGAGCGTACGTTTGCGCTTGTGCGGAGTTGACGAAGTTACCCTGCGTGTCGATCTCGTTCTGGCCCTGCTGGCGTGCGCCCATGGCGAGGCCGAACAAGCGGGATTGCTCTTGAGCGCCCGCACCGATGGACGAGTACGTGGCTTGGTTATAGGCGTCGTTACGGTCACGGGACGTATTGTCCATAGCGCGCCGGTAAGCGTCGGAGTTCTCGCTAATGCCCTGCGCCGCCAGCCGCGAGCGCTGCTGCTCGTCAATCTGAGCGAAGCGCGGGTCCAGCCGTGACGCCGCCTGCTTATACACGCTGTCAGCCATACGCTGACCTTCGGCCCCGTAGTCGTTATAGCCGGGGATAGCCGATAGGCCAGAGTAATCCAGACTGCCTTGGACGCCCTTGCCAGCCAGCGAGGGGTCGATAGCCTGGGCCGTGCCGACGCCCTCGACGCTACGCTGCGTGCCGGTGGGAGTGGCCCCGCCCTTTAAAGCGAAGGGGTTGTCGGAGCCGTACGACGTTTGTAGCCCCGTCATCCCGTCGTAGGAGAACGGCGTCGCTTGGGCGTCCTGCACCCGACCGATATTATTGACCGCCAGACCGTTTAGGGCGCTGGCGACTTGGTTCTGCTGGTCGTACTTCTGCTGTTCAGCGGCGGAGTACTTAGTCGTCTGCGCGTACTGCGGAGTACCGTCCGCGTTCGTGCCGACCTGTGAGTACTCAAGGCTACCCTCGGGCGTGTACTGGTTGATCCGGTTCAGGTTCGCTTGCGCGACCGCCGACTCCTTGTTCACCCCCAACTGCGCCGCTGCCGTCGCTGCCGGGTCCGGGGCTGCTGGGGCTGTCGGCCCCGATTTCTTGCCCATCCGCGTGTTCCTCGTCAGTTAAGAACCGACACTCCGACCGCAAGAGCCCATAGATTAAAGCGTCTCGCCTGCCGTCATATCCCAAACGCACGTTGCCTTCAAGTTGGAAGCCTAGGCCCTCTAAAAATGCTCTAGCCTTCTTATTACCTTTCACAGTAATCGAAGTACACCGCACGCAACGAAGCTGCTCGAATACATAGGTGAATATCGCTTTACAGACAGTTGGCTTCCACGCTTGCGGCGTCTCGCTGGCGCATGAGATTTCGATGTCCGTCTTGCGAAAGTTTGTAAGTACTACTCCACCCACGAAGTCTTGCTGATCGTTCACGATCATGAAGGCAGAGTACATGCCCGGTTGAAGCTCCATCCCCGTTTGTTCGGTGATGTACGCGCCGACCATGGACGTAAGGTATCCAGCAGGTATGGCTAACATTAGATAAAGTTCCTCTTAGTGGGCTCCAGCAATATGCGGCTGGCGATCCACTGTACCTTTGATGAGTATGAACCGGCTTGCAGCCAGATAGAGGCCACGTACCCGATCTTGCCAATAGGGACAAGTATATTCTGTGCTTTAGCGGCCCCCGCCCAATAGTCAACGTTCCAGATAGCCTCGTCCCATACGGCACCTGCCGAGGGGGTAATAAAGCCGACCTGCGGGGGCTGGTCGTCTTCAAAGTTTACATTGACGTTGCAGGCGACGTTAGGCACACCGTCTGCCTTTAAAACGATCGACACGAAGTGTATCTGCTTGTCCATCGTGCCTACACCCTGCTCCAAGTCGAGCGGGTTCCAGGCTTGGCGAGCGGTGGCGAAGATTTCGACGCCGTTGTCTTTCGTGCCCTCGTCGAACAGCACTACTCTGCCATCGTACGTGCCGTAGTACGGGCGACGATTGAACAGGGTCCAGCAGATAGACTTTATACCTTTAAAGGCACCCCAGTTATTAGTATCGGTGTTCATGGCGAATTGCCGGTAGTCGCCAGAGATCGCGCCAGTCTGAGGCGCGTTGACGATCAGCATACCGCCACCGGGGTAGGCGAAGCCCTGCCAGCCGTGCGTACCGATGTAGCGCGTGGCGCTCTCGTAGTTGACACCCAGCTTGGCGGTGATGTACTCGTCCGTCTCCACGCCCTCGCCAGTCTGGCGGATTTGGGCGAAGGACATGATGCCTTCCTTAGTGACGAAGTACACGTCGCCCCGGAAGCGGAAGCAGCCTTCATGACCGATAGGGACGGAGCCCAAGTACCGACCCACCAGCGACCAAGCGTCGGGATCGGATGGATCGGTCCCGGCATAAAGGATGTACTCGCCCTCCGTGGTCACAAAGAGCATGTAGTCGTTCGGACCCACGCCGGTATCGTTCTGCGAGAAGGACGTGATGCAGGCGATACCGCCTCCCTTTAAAGAGACCTGGGAGAGGTCGAAGAACGTCGCGACGCCCTGGATGGCGGCGACATCGAGGTAGTAGAACCCAAGCTCATTAAGCTGGGCGAGGTACACACGACCTTTAAAGACATGGGGCCTGTAAAGCGTATTAGCCGAACCACTCATGCCGGTGATAACCAGCGGAGTGATAGCGATACCGTCGTACCGTAGCGGCTGATCCTGCCCCGAGTAGATCAATAGTACTTGCGCGCCAGCGTTGGAGAACATCGCCGTCGTGACGCGATTGGAGTTCCGCCCGGCAATGAGCGCCGCCCCAGGTACTCCCCCAGCCGTCACGTCGTAAATACCGCCCCCGGCGAACGCCAGCATCTTCGAGCCGTTAGCGCCCGTGTAGACCGCCAGACTTTCGACCGGGCCAGGGATACCCGTGGCGTAGTTCTCCGTACCGCCGCGTATCTCGCACAGCGTGTTCTTGGGGAACCAGTTGTCCATGACGAAGGCGTCTTGAACGGGCATAGCCGCGATACTATCGCGGCCATTAAGCCCACCTACCGGCGCGGGCATAAGATGGGGAATAGAGCGTCGGCCTCTATTCGGGGGGCGCGTCTTTACAGGCATTACGGGCCATACCCTGTCTCCGGTACATAGCCGTCAGTCAGGAACGCCTCGCTATCAAACGGACTGCGATACGCGACCGGCATGGAACCGAATTGAAGCTGCTGGGCGAGGCGCGAAGTACGCGCAAACTCGTAGTCGTCAAATTCTTCCGAGTAGTCGAGCCCCTTGGCGCGACGGAGCCGCCACTTGAGACCCTTCTTGACCAGTTCTTCGGGTACGATCGACATGTCCGTGTCTTCGGTATAGTCGAAGCCGAACGTCGTGTCGGCGTGGATTACCCGGTTCTTAGTCTTGTACTCAAACACCAAGTCCTCCACCAGTGTCGGCGTAGGCATGAGATTGAGCATCGCCGGGAGCCCGAAAATGCGGAAGCGCAGCCGCCCCAGGTCGGGGAGCGCGTTGCGGTTCCGCGCCCAATCGCCGGGCGTCAACGAGCCGCGAAGCTGCATGTACCGCGTCTTGGCGTACATAGTATCGCCAATCTCATGCTCATAGTCGTCGGGTAGCGGGTACTGCACTTGATCCGTGACGGTAGTAACCGTAGCCTGAAACGCCAGGATCGGCCAGTCCATCAGGGACAGTTCCTCCAGCGTCTCCTTAGCCAGCCCGAGCATCTGCCGTGCCAGTTGATCCGTACTCGACACGATGGCGAGCGGGCGTGTTACCCCCACCACGTCGGCCACGTCATGACAGATGCTCAAGAGCGTCATAGCGATACCTTTAAATGATCGCTTCCAGCGGGCGCGTTTCGAGTACCGTTTGGTCGATAGGCGGCGGGATCACGACCGGCGCTTCGACGGCGGCTTTGCCGGGTTCCGGCAGTTCGTTCGCCGCTTCTTGCAGCGCCCGTACTTGCTCCGACAGGGCGGCGATCTGCCCTTGCAGGTCGGCCTTGTCCTGATTGGAGCGTTCCAGTTGCGCCGCCAGTTGAGTAGCGAACGCCCCGTTCTTGGCGTCTTCCAAGTACGCTTGCGCCTTGGTGCGCCACGTACGACCATCGGGGCCGACGACGGGGAGCTTGTTATCCGGCAGCACCGCCAGGGCGTCCACCGTGAAAATCTTGGCGACCTTTAAAGAGGCCACCATGGTACGGGTCATTTCCGGCCACTGAGACAGCGGCGTACCCGTCATGGAGCCGTCCGAGGCTTCGCCGGTCTCGAAGTCCTTGATGTACTTCTTGAACTCGTCGTACTTGACGCCGTACTTCGGTTCGATGCGACCGGCCTCCGGGGCCAGGATACGCATGACTTCAAAGAGCGGCGTACTGTTGCCCGAGCCGGGGGAGATCACTTCGACGTAGGTGACTTCATCGAAGATCGGGCGACCGTGCTTTTCGGTCAGGAAATTGTTCTGCGCCACGTCCTTCCAGATGCGGAGCGCGGAGCCGTCTTCAGTCTTATACTGAGGGTCCGAATGCTGATCCATAGTACTGTTCCTGTTACGAAAAGCGACGGGGGTTTTAAAGCCCCCGCCTAGGTGTCCCTGCCACGGGATTAGGCGATTTGGCCTTGGAGGAACGGACGGTTCAGGCTGACGTACGCCTTACCCGCCGACGGAGTACCGAGAGCGGTAAGGGCACGCGCGCCCAAGACTTGCTGACCAGCCGCCGCCGCGCTCGTAACAGCGCCGGGGGTGGCGCTGGCGAACACGGGACCAGCGACGACGCCAGCGATGCCGTTGACTTCCGCGACGCCGCTGATCTGATACCAGCCGAATTGGGCGGCACCGATAGCGGCGGATGCGACGCCGACCTGCGACGACGAGTTGGCCGCGCCAGCGACGGCGCGAGCGGCGACCGGCGCACCGGGTACGGGAGTGAGAACGGCCAAGTCGCCGATCAACATACCGGCAGCGCCAGCGCCGTAGACAAACTCGGCGCTACCGAGAATGTCGTCCACGAAGGTAGCGATGCTACCCACCGGGTACGCCGCAGCGGCGTTAGCCCCTCCCGGCGTGAGGAGGCCCAACGGAGCGTTAGGGCCGGATTTCCAGTTAGCCATTTAAAGTACTCCTGAACGGAGGTTGACGGGGAAGGCGCGAGTACTAGTCCTTGAGGACAGCCTGCATCATGCCGCCCGAGAGCGTCATGTTACCGGCCCAGCCCATCAGTTTGACCATCGCGTCTTGGTTGGTGGAGAACCGTTCCTTCTGGCCCAGGGCCACGTACCGGCGCTTCGTGTGGTGGCGCAGGTAGATGTAGTCCGTGTTCAGGAAGTACATGTGGTTCACGGGGCAGCCGCCGCCGATCCCGCCGTCGAACACCACGTCGGCGCTCTGATACTTGAGGCTTTCAAAGCCAGCCTCGGCCATCTTCGCGGACGTGAAGCGCTGTTGCGGAGTAAGCGCCTCCCAATACAGGCGGTAGTAGTTGTTGTCCGCCATGATGAGGTCGGGCTTCTCGTTGCCGCGGACGATGGTGAGCCACGTACGGTTCATGTACGAGAGGATATTGGCCGTCGTCGCAGCGGCGCCGAAGTCAGTGGTGGCGTCAAAGGCTTGGTTACGCCAGAACGACCAGTTCGCCCGGTTGATATTCCCGACGATGCCGGTGTTCACGTCGGCCACCAGCAGGGCAAGGCCACCGATAGCCTTACCGCCGGCGGCGGTGCCGTCGCCGTACACGGCGAGACCCATTTGGTTCTTCATCGTACGTTCGCTGTTGCCGATGCGGGCTTCCAGCAGGTCGATGATCTGTTCTTCGCCGGAGTTTTGCAGTTCTTCGAGGCCGCTGATCGTGACGGCGACGGCGCACTGTTTCCAGTCGTACTCGGCGGCGCTGAACACCTCTTGCGGGGCGATGTTCAGCGGGTCGTAGCCCGAGTACCAGTTGAACGTGCCGTTCTCGGCAAATTCGATTTCTTGGATGATGCGGCGACCGCCATCGGCGGGCTTCGCTTTACCCTTGGTTTCCAGACGGTCCAGCAGCGCGTGCGACTTGGACACGTTGTCGGCCAGCGCCTTCGACCGATTGTCGAGGGTCGTGGCGACGATTTCGGAGAGATTTGGGACAGCCACTTTAAAGGCTCCTGTGAAAGGGGTTCATTCAGCAGCGGCAGCCATACTGGCCCTGATGGTATCGCGCAGAGTACGCGACTTGTCGTCGGGTGCAAGTGGTGCAGACGTAGGAGCGCCAGACTTGACACTCACACTGGCGCTACGGGCGCGATCCACCTTATCCACACCGGCCCGGAGACGTTCCGCGTCGCCTGCGGCGTTCGCCGCTGCTTGCATCTTCGCTCTGACAGCCGGGGAGCCCCAGCAAGCCCGGTCGTAGGCTTCCTGAAGTACTTGGTTGTGTGGCATATTGGGGTTTTGCGCTTTAACGGCACTGATGAAAGGTAGGACTTCGGAACCGAGTTCGTCGAAGTACGGGCGCAAGGGCTTACCGTCCTGGCCTTTCTCCGATGCGAACGCGACGACGCCGTTCACCGTTTCATTATGCGCGTTCTGTAGACGCTCTTGCGTCTCCCGCGTACGCTCGCCCCGGAGTTCAGCGATCTCGCGCTGTAGGGCGGCGAATTGCGGGTCTACTGGCTCATGGGTGGCGACAAGTTCTTCAAGGTCAACGCCGCTGTTCTCGGCCATGTACTTGATAAAACCGGCAGGGTCGCGGCCAGCGAAGTCAGACAAGGCGAATAGCTGATTGAGGGCTTGGCCCTCCGTCATGCCATTTAAAGCCCATGCGTCCCGGCGTGGGGCGATGAGTTGTTCCACCTGTTCCAACCGCGCAACGCGCTGTTGTCTGCCATTCAGATCGTCCATAGTACGCGCAAGATGAGCTTGCGTTTCCGCCGGGAGCGTCTGAAATACTTGGGGATCAATCCCCTGCGGTGCGGCCACGGCGGGCGCTCCAGCAGGGGATTGGCCCTCGCCTTGGTCAGGGGCGGGGGCGACCGGGGCCGCTGGCGCAGCGGCGGCGGCGAAAGTACCATCGGGGTTACGCGCCCTGCCATCCTGCGAGGCGACCGGAGGCGTATCAGCCTCACCCTTTAAAGCGCTTGAGATTTGGTCCCTGATCGAGAGGGGCTTGTCGGCGGGATCGACGGCGGGCTTGTCGCCAACCTGCTTGGCTTGCGGCACGGCAGGCCGCTGGTTATTCAGTTCCAGCGCGTCGCCGCCATTAGCGGATACGCTGCCGTCCAGCACGCTTACTGTGGTGTCGCCCGTACCGTTCAAGTCGGACACGAAGTCGATGTCATTCCCCGGCATTTTCTTGAGCCTTTACTTGTGCGACGTGCTGATCGTACGCTGCTTGTGGAAGTGCTTTGACTTTTTCAAGGTGTTGCTTGACGGCGGCGGCGATGTCACCCTTAGCCGGTCCCAGGTCGGGGCGCGGAGTACTCGGGCGCTCGTTGCCGACCTCGACGAGATCGTGTCGCTTTAAATGGTCTCGGTGCGCCGACCGGGACGTAATCATCGTACCGTCGATCGGTGACTGGTAATGGCTGATGTCGCGGACCAAGTACGGGCACTTTACAGCGCTCGGGTCAACCCGGCCACTGTCGTCGCCGCCGAAGTCCTCATGGAGGTAGCTGCGACCGTCGTAGCCGTAGTACGTGTAGCATGACGCGACCACACCATCGTAGTTACGTGTACGCACGTATGTCCTACGTCCGGTATACTCAGCGGGGAACTCGCTAACGTCGAGCGTCATGCCTAGGGCTTCCCTTCCGGCCATCATCTATAAATCCGTTCCCTAGGAGCCGTCAACGGGCGGTTCCTTGGCTGCTGCCTCCTGAGCCTCCTTCTGGGCCTCCAGGGTGGCTTCCTGAGCCTCCTGCTGGGCGTCCCGATCCAGTTGCCGGTCGTCCAGATCGAGAAGCTGTGCCTCACGGTCCCGCTCGCGGTCGGCCCCCTTCTCCTCCAGCCCAGCGAGGGCGACCGCATCCTTGGCGACCTCGGCGTCGATGTCAGTAAGCGCGCCTTCCTCGGCTAGGGCCGCTTCGTGCAGTACTTTAAAGCGCTCGTTCTTCTCTTGCTGCCGCTTGATGTCGATTTCCTGCTGGCGCAAGGACAGTTCTTGCCGCTTAATATCCAGTTCGGCCATGCGCTCAGTATGCCGGTTCTGCTCGGCCAGTTGCTCGGCTTGTACTTTCGCAGCGGCTTCCTGCTGCTTGGCTTGAGCCTCCTGCTGCCGTCCAGCGATCTCGGCTTGGGCGATAGCCGCGTCGGACTTGGCCTTCTCCGCGTCGGCGGCGGCTTTGGCTTTCTTACCATCCTTGTCGTCGTCTTTCGGACGGTTCGCCATCGCCTTCGTTACTTTTTCAAACTCGTCCTCAATAATACGCGACGACGGGAACGAGCGCACGGTAAACATAAGTAGCGCACCCAGAAGCGGGCCAAGTTCCGGCGTCGCTTCAATGGCAGGTACGGCTTGTTGGAGGAACGCGCCAGAGGCGGCCAGGAATTGCGAGCGGTCGGCAAGTTCTTGTTCCTTATTCGCCGCCAGAGTACTGTCGGTTTCGATGTTGATAGCGGCGAGCCGCCTGATGTCGGACTTGATGAGGTCGCAGGCACCTTTAAAGGTTTGGATTTGCGCTTGCAGGTCGGGGTTCTGGCGCACTTCTTCCGGCTTGGGGATCGGCACGCCAGAGAATACTGCCAACGTCGCTGGCGAGCAATGCTCGGCGATTAGCTCCCCGGCCAGCGCGAGTAGGTCGCGAGCGAAGCGCTGTACTTCGGCTTGCAGCCACTTAACACGCGCCCCAGCCCAATCCGCCTTGATGTTCTGTGCGCCCAGGGTCTCAGACGCTTTAGAGACACCGCGTACGATGTCCGAAAAACCTGTGATCTCATAGATTTCCTGCTTGCATACTTCGCGCGCCTTGAGCAGTTCGTTGAGCGTCTTGATGATAACGTCAATGGGCACCCACTGTACTGAGCCGTTGATACCGCCATTCTGAGCGAACAACGCCCATGCGTCCACCGCAATCATACGGTTGCCAGCGGTCGGGTTCAGAATATCCGACATCTTGACTTGGGAGCCGTCGTACAGGCCCACCACCCGCAGCGCCTCGCCAAGTAGGCGGATACGCTTAGTCAGGACGTTCAGCGTTTCAGCTTGCGCCTGATACTGCGAGTACAGAGCGCGCGGCACCATGGTGCGGTTGTTCTTGATCGCCCGCAGCGGACGCGGGCAGGGGAAGAACTTCTTGAGCTTTAAAGGATCGCGCTTCTCGTCCAGCAGTTCGGGTACGCCCTCGCCGTACCAGTAGACCGTGCGGTTGGACTTATTCCAGATTTCCCACACTTCCGCCGTTTCCGACACCACGTCCTGATCGCGGGCCGTCTTGTCGCGAGTGGCGTAAGTAAGCTGATTAGCCAGCCGTGTGCCGAAGCGGGCGGCGGCTTCCTTCTTCGTCATCCAGCACCGCTTGGCGACCCACGGCACGTCCTTCCAAGTACGAGCAATGCCCATCAGGAAGTCTTGCCAGTACAAGTACTCGATGCAGACCTGCTCATCCAGCAAGTCTTGCTCCGGGGTCTTGCCATCGGCCTTGTACGTGGGCTTGCCGTCGTCGTCCGTCTTATCCTCGAAGTTGGCGTCGTAGCGTACCCACCCCTGGCCGAGCCCCGGTAGCAGGAAATCCTCGACGACGCCGTTCATCACTTCATCGAAGTCCTCCTCTTTTTGCACGTACTTGAGGGAACTTTCGAGTATCAGCGAAGCGACGCGCGCCTCGTCGGTGGCGGTGTCCTTATTCCGTAGTTCCACCGAGGGTATGGGCGTCTGAGCGTATAGGTTCGGACGGATAGTTTCCGTACTCGAATAGAGTATGTTGTATTTGTCCTTGCTGACCGCGTTGTTGCCGTCCGCCTTCTGCTGGCGATATACGTCCACGACGTTCTCGCCCGCGTCCCAGAACCCGCCGAAGCGCTTTTTCGCACGCTCAAGCTCGCCGCTCCAGTAGGTCGTTTGGTTGTCCTTCGCGGGCGCGTTCATTAGCGGCGTTCCTCGAACAGGTATTCATTTTCGGCGGCGTGCGCGTCCCATAGATCATTCATGGTCGCGTTTTGCAAGAGCTTTATAGTGTCCACCGGCGCGACGATCTTGGGCCGCTTCCACGGACGCGACATGAACCCGTACCGCAGCGTATCCGGGGCGTGATCCTCGCCGTCCGTGTCGCAGTCCTCGGGGTTAGTAAGGTCATGCTGCAAAGCAGGCAGAGTACGGATGATATGCGTGCAGGTATTGAACACGTACCACATCGGCAGCCCGACGCCGTAGTTGACTTCCGGGTCGCCCTCTATCCCGCACAGCCGATCACGTACAATATCCCAGCCCCCAATACGGTTATTATCAGCCTTCCGAAATAGTACGCCTTCCACAGCCATACGTTCAGCGTGGCTGGGGCCGGAATGATTGGAATATGCGCTTGGGTCGATAGAGCCGTACGAGACAGTATCTCCCGCCTCGCGTCGCTTGATCTCCCTCGCCACCCGTGCGGCGTCCCACCGTAGCCCGACGTTCGGCGTCCCATTCCAGCCATAGTACTCCCTGTAGGTGACAAGTGCGCCCTCCGGTATGTACCGGCCATCGGGCAGTAGGTATGCTTCGGACGCTACGGCGAACCACAGTACGCAGAACGGCGTGGCCGAGCCCCAATCCATCGAGCGGAAGCGCAGCCAGTGCGCTGGCACTTTAAAGGGAGCAATGACATGCTTGGCTTGGCTGAACTCCGGGAAGTACGCGCCCGTGATGACGTTCCAGTCACCCTCCAGCCACGCTTTAACAAGCTCGGGGGAGCCGATCTCATGCAGCCGGGCGATGTAGCCAGGGTCGTTCCGCATAAGTGCCAGGTTGTCCTGCACCCGTGACGGGACGAACATACGTGTCGTCGTCCACGGCAGCTTGCGTATTGTGGCCGTGGCGGGGTCATACTGGTCAATTAGCTCGGTGGACTCGATCAACTCCATGCCGGTCGGGCAGATGTCGATGAAGTACGCCTTTACAGCATGGTGGCCGACGCCGCCAGGGTTAGCGCTGCACCGGATGCGTTTAAAGGGTATGTTCTCGGCGGCGGCGCGGAGGCACGCCTTGAGTTTCTTGTACGAGTTGAGGTTGGGCCAGTTGGTTAGCTCGTCCCAGCCGATCCAGGCGTACTGGTGGCCTTGGTATTTGTCACAGTCGCTCTCGGTGTCTACGTGCCGCATCTTTAAAGTAGCACCAGACGGAAACACGAACGTCTTGTCAGCCACCTTGTAGATCGCGCCGTACGGAGTATAAATCTCCTTGGCCCGCTTGATGAGTTCTTCGAGTTCCGGGTACGAGCGCCGGAAGATAATACCCGCCCATGCAGGCCCGATGTCGATGTCTTGCAGGTAGTCGCCTAGCAAGAAGTCTGACTTACCCCCGCCCCGTGCGCCGCCGAACATAAGCTCCACGACGAACTGCGCCGCCACGGCCAGCGATTGCGGACCCGGCTGGGGCTCCCATAGCGGTGGCCCGCCATTACCGCCCATACCTTGTGATGGGGGCTTGGGGGTAATGGGGCCAGGGCCTAGAAGGTCGGGAAGTACGTCCACTAGGAAGTGAGTTCCTTCACGGTCCACATGATCGCTTCTTCCAGCGCAGTAATGCCGAGCGAGCGGTAGCGACCGGGCTTGACTTGCTCGATCAGTGTTTCAAGTACGCCCGCCTGAAACTTGAGCGCGTCGTGCAGCACTTTCTCGTCTTCGGTCAGGGCGCGATACTTTGGACGGAACCGGGAGACCGGCTCATCCACCTTGTCCGACTGGCGAGCGTCGGGCGTACCTTCAAACACATGCGTCATAAGTAGTTCCTTTAAAGTTAATGGACAGTCTCATCTGGCGGGCGCAGCACCACGCCGCCCCCTAGGCTCATGTTGTCAGCCACCGCGACCATAACCGCCTCCGGCGAGTAGATGGTACGGTCCTGTATGCTCACGATGTACCCTAGCAGGCGTGCCAGTACGACTAGAGTTTGATCCGGCGGCAAGTTGGCCTCCCGGATCGCCTCTATGATCGCCACATGGAGCGCCTGCTGGCTCACAAGTCTACTCCATCGAAGGGTGGTTTCATGAAGAAGTAGGCCGCTTGCGCCACCTCGCTTACGTCGTTCTTGGCTTGCACGAGTTCACCCTCTAGGGCCTCTGGCAGCACGGGTGCGGGGAGGGGCTTTAAAGTCTCATTCTTCATGGCCAGCCACTCGTCGTACGAGGACGCCCGTGGCATCAGGTTGGCGATGTTGACTGTTAGTTGGGGTGTCTGTTGGTCAGCCGCTTTAAAAGCCTCCAGCTTACCTTTCAGCAGCGTGGTGAGCAGGCTGTCGCTGTACTCGGTCTCGTAGCCAGCGATGCTGCCCTTGTACCATACGGCCTTCTCGACGCCATCCACCGCCCGCTTTACAGCCGCGGAGTACAGCCCCTGCACGCCCACCGCTTCCGCCTCGTTCAGGGTGGTGGCGGCTACGGGGTCGTCCTTGACCCACTGGCGTACGAACATGAGTGACAGGCCGCACGACTTGGCCGCGTCCAGCCAATCCCCGCAGTTACGCTGTAGGCGTTCGGCCAGTCTGTCTAGGTTGGCTTGGGTGCGCATCAGCGTGTCAGTACTGTGCCCCTCGCCCCGCCAGCGAGAGTAATCTCATGCGGGCCTTGGAGCGTGATGGGTACGCCATAGAACTGACCGGAGGTGACGGCGATCTGTTCGATGACGACGACGGGCGGAGTACTCAGGCGTGTGAGCTTGAGACTGCCATTCTTCGTGCAGAGGAACCCGCCCAGCGTGATCTCGCTACCAGCCGTGCCGATGGCAAAAGTCCCATTGGTTGCAACGGGATACGGGGTGTATGCGTCCGTCATGGCGAAGCTCCAGGGAGAGGGGTCGCGGGCGAGTATGGGGCCGGTGGGGCGCGCGGTCAATAAGGTAGCTTTAAAATTACTTTGTGAGCGGAATGACCTTAGTACAGGACTCGTTGCCTGTGTGAAGTATAATACTAACTAGTAATAGAAAAAATAGAAAAATTTTAGAGAGGTGGTATATGATTATACGCGGACCCCGCTGCCGCTCGACCCGGTGGCCTATACTTACGAGTACTCAAGTAGACCTCAGGACTAGCTTTAAAGCGAACACGAGCAAGTAATGAGTAAGTAATAGTAAGTATTGAATACTGTACTCATGTACTTTAAAGCATTGAATACTGTACTCATTACTTAGTACATTACTACATGTGTAAGAATACTATACTTTAAAGCGCCTGCCGCCTGCCGTATTGTATTCAAGAATTTTTCCTAAGTAATGTTAGCTTTAAAGCGAATCTATATTAGTAAGCGGGCGCTTTAAAGCAGAGTATATTACTCAATATTAGTATGCAAGTATTGTACTAGTATTATACTTTCGTATTTCGGAGTTTCGATGTGTCGGATACTCAATAAATTAAAAAACTCAATAAATCCAAAAATAG